CCGCGTATCCATGGATGCAGGCGGCGGTCAACGTCACCGCGTCCGGTCGCGAACTCCGCATGAACAGCGGCGACAACGCGATCTTCAACCTGTCGAAGGCTCGCCTCAAGAACGCGGTGCGCACGGCGGCCAACTACATGTCCATCGACGTGTACTCGGACGGCGCGCTCACCAACCAGATGGGCGGCCTGGCCTACATCATCCAGAACAACGGTCTCGGGCAGGTGGGCGGCATCAACGCCACCACGTGGCCCTTCTGGCGCAATCAGTTCGTCGAGGCGACCGGCACCAACGCCGTCACCAAGTCGAACATCAAAGGCTACATGAACCAGCTCTACCTCAATCTGGTTCGTGGCGCCGACAAGACCGACCTGATCGTGTCGAGCCATGACTTCTTCTCGATGTACTGGGAATCGCTGCAGGATCAGCAGCGCTACATGTCGAGCGACGAAGCGACGGCCGGCTTCCGCGCTCTGAAGTACGTCGACGCGGACGTCATCTTCGACAGCAACAGCAACTTCTCGACGACTGCCGAGAAGATGTACTTCCTGAACACCGATTACCTCGGGCTGGTCGTCCACCGTGACGCCAACTGGTCGCAGATGGACGACAAGGTCTCGGTCAATCAGGACGCCGTCGTCATCCCCCTTCTGTGGATGGGCAATCTGGTCTGCAGCAATCGCGCGCTGCAGGGCACGCTCATCGACGCCGCGTAAGGAGAACCACCATGGGCTACATCATCGGCATCAACCCGGCCCTCACTCAGCCGAACCTCACGGACGGCAAGAGCTACGGGCTGGGCGACCTCGGCACGGATGCGGCGGGCAACGTCTACCGCTACGTGCAGGCTTCCGGGGCCATCACCGGCCAGGGCTACGTCGTGATCATCGACGAAGCTTTCCAGGCGGCCATGGTCACGACCTCCAACGACGCGCTGGGCGATCAGGTCGGCGTCGCGCAGGCGGCCTTTGCGGACGACGAATACGGGTGGGTGATGGTCTACGGCTACACCCAGATCCGTTCGGAGCAGGATGCGCTCGCCAACTCGTACCTGGGGGCGACCGCGGACGCCGGCCAGATCGACGATGCGGCGGCCACGGGCCTCTACATCCGCAACATGATCCTCACCACGGCGCGCGGCGGGACCGATGGTCTTGCCCCGGGCTTCATCAACTGGCCGCTGTTCGACACGCGACCGGCCCCGGCCGTGTAACCGCTACCGGGCGGGGCTTCGCGTCCCGCCCGTCCCTCACTCACAGGAGACCGCATGTTCGACGCCAAGCAGGAAGACCGCTCCGCCCTCGCGGTGGTGCCCTTTGGGTTCTGGACCGATCACGTCCCACAGGGGGACGGCACGCTCGTGGCCGTCGACTACGCCAAGTGGGGAAAGAAGGGCTACGCCAACTGGGAAAGTTCCGAGCGCGTCTCGCGGCTGCAGAAGTCGGCCAAGGATGCGCGCGAGCGGCCCGAGTCGATGCCCACCGTGTGGGATGCGCTGGAGCCGCACTACAAGCGCTGGAAAGAGGGGCAGGAGGCCGTCACCGATGGCTACGCCCTTGAAGGCTGGGCGGCCATCAGCAAGGGGCAGGTTTCGGCTTGCAAGCACTTGCACATCCATTCCGTTCAGGACCTCGCGGGCGCGACCGACGATGCGCTGCAGAAGCTCGGCCCCGGCTTCCTGAAGCTGCGCGAGCAGGCCCGTTCGTTCGAGAAGACCTTGAACGACGGCACGGCGAAGATTTCGGCCGAGAATGCCGAGCTTCGCGCACAGGTCGATCAGCTTCGCAAGGAGCAGGACGAGGATCGTGCCACCTTCCGGGAGTTCATGGCCAAGCACGGCGAGAAGGAAGCCGACATGCCGTCCGACGCCGCGGGCGACACCGCCCAGCAGCGCAAGAAGAAGGCCGCGTAGCGATGGCGGACAAGCGCCCGTCGATGCTGGCCCGCATAATGGCGGGGTACGATCAGGCGCTGCCGCCCTACGAAGCGCCGGGATCGATGCTGGGCGCTTTCGTGCCGCCGGTGCAGCGCGCCGGCATGCCGGCCTATCAGCAGCCGTTCACCGGCCCGCGCAACGTGCCGGCCGGGCTGCCCCCCTACGAACAGCCGGGCGGCTCGCTGCCCATGGATCGGTACATGGTGGCGCCGTCGCCAGTTCCCACACCAGCGCCGCCCGTCGCGCCCATGCCGGCGCCGCAGGTCATGCCCGAGCCCACGGGCGGCCAAGGCTACGCAGGCCCCGACCCGATGCTGCCGCCTCCCTACGACCCCATGAAAGACCCACGGTATCTGCCCGAACAGTGGGCAGGGGCCTTCAATCCACGGTGGCAGTCTTGAGTCTCTTGACGATCATCACCAACGTCTGCCGCCGCGTTGGCCAGCAGCCGCCCAACGTGGTTGTCACGTCGACCGACGCGACCATCCAGCAGATGCTCTCCTTCGCCAACGAAGTCGGCAACGAGCTGATGAAGTACGGCGACTGGCGGAAGCTGCGCAAGCAGAAGGTCTTTCAGACGCTCGCTCAGGAGGAGCAGACGGGCATGGTGCCGTCCGACCTCGGGCAGTGGATCGACCAAAGCGCGTGGAACCGCTCGGCACGCCGTCCTCTCTGGGGGCCGATCTCGCCGCAGCAATGGCAGGCATGGAAAGCCTTTCAGGCGTTCCCGGTCATGGATTGCTGGTATTTCGAGGGCAACAACATCCTCGTCCAGCCGATCCCGCAGGCGGCCGAGACGTTCGCCTTCGCCTACACCTCCAACCTGTGGTGCCAATCCGCCGATGGCGTGGGGCAGAGCGAGTGGCTGGCGGACACCGACGTCGGTGTCCTGTCGGAGCGTCTGTTCACGCTGGGCATCCTCTACATGTACCTGGAGGCCCGCGGCCTCTACAGCGAGGCGGCCGAGCTTCGCTACGACCTGCAGGTGCGGCAGGAGCTGGCAGAGGATTCGCCGCGCTCCACCCACAGCATGGCGTCTAACGCCGCGTGGTGGGGCCGTCGCCCGGGCATTGTCGTGCCTGATGGCGATTGGAGAGTCTAAAGGTGACGCCAAGCCTCGCGTCTTCTGATTGCGCCTATGAGCGACTTGCTGACGCCATAGGCGCGCGCCGTCTTGATCGCGCCGAGCGAACTGCGCCGGATTTCCCGCACCTGTGCCTCGGTGAGTTTGGACTCAGGATGGTCGGCGCCGCGGAAGAACTTGGTGCGGCCTTTGGCTTTCATGTCGTTCATGTTGTCTTGCCGCGTGCCCAGAAACAGATGCGCCGGATTGAGGCAGCTGGGGACGTCGCACTTATGACAGACCTCTTTGCCGGCTGGGATCGGGCCGTTGGCCAGCTCCCACGCCAAGCGGTGCACCTTCTGTTTGCGCCCTCCGGCGTTGAGGACGCCATAGTCATTTGGGGCGGGTGCTTGCACCGCTCCGAACCAGAGCAGACACCCGCTATTGGGCTCCCAAATGCTTCGGTTCTCAAGCCGCTCCGCGAGCGTCGAGTTGTCGGGCATCTTCCGAATCGAGTAGGGTGCAGCAGCCATGATCGCGGTCCTTTCGCGAGATTGGTTAGGGCCGGACGTCGCGTTGGCGCGCGAGTTCGGCCCGATTTTTCTATCACAGATTGCGTCGAGGTGCACTGATGTATCTCGGCGGCGGGAATGCACGCAAGAAGGTCGCGCAAGGGCGACCATTGATCAGCCAGAAGCAGCTCCCGGCCTCCACGCGGGGGTTGAACCTGCACGACGGCATCGCGTCGATGAAGCCGGCCGATGCGCTGATCCTCGACAACTGGTTTCCCGAGGCGACCTATCTCCGCGTCCGCGGCGGCAAGTACATGCACGCCGCACAGGGAAGCGGGGCCGTCTACTCGCTGATGGAGTGGGCCGGTCCTTCCTCGCGCAAGTTCTTCGCCGCCACCGAGACGGCCATCACGGACATCACCACCAGCGGGCCGTTCGGCGTTCCTGCCGTGACGGGGCTGGCGTCCGGCTACTGGTCGACCGTCATGCAGGCGACGCCGGGCGGTCACTTCCTAGTGCTCGCCAATGCCATCGACGACATGCGCAATTTCGACGGCGCGGCCTGGACCACCCCCACGATCACGGGGGTGGACAGCTCGACCATCAAGTTCGTCTGGGTGCATAAGTCGCGCCAATGGCTGATCCCGAACAACTCGACGAAGGCATACTACCTGCCCACCAACTCGATTGCGGGCGCGGCTTCGCCTTTCGAGCTGGGCGGCAACTTCACGGACGGCGGCCAGCTGGTGGCGATGGGGTCCGTATCCCGGGACGGCGGGGCGGGCTCCGACGATTATCTGGCCTTCGTCAGCTCGCACGGGCAGGTCGCGGTCTATCAGGGCGACGATCCGGCATCGTCCGACACATGGGCTCTCGTGGGCGTCTACAACTGTGCGCCCCCCATCGGCAATCGCTGCGTGACCAACATCGAGGGCGATCTGGCGATCCTCACCGAGGCCGCTATCATCAGCACGCGCCAGCTCATGTCGTCCGGCGGCTCCACGGCTGCCCGGCAGGCGATCAGCAACCGGATCGACCAAGGCATCATACAGGCATTTGCCAGCTACGGCGCCATTCCCGGCTGGTCGGTCAACTCCTACCCGCGCACGCGGCAGGCGGTGTTCAACGTCCCGACGTCGCCCACGACGGCCTTCCAATTCGTGGTCAACACGCAGACTGGCGCTTGGTGCACCTATGGCCTGCTGGACTCGCCTTTCAATGCCACCTGCTGGGGCATCTTCAACGAGCAGCCGTATTTCGGCATGTCGGATGGGACGGTCTGGCAGGCCGAGCGCGGCTATTCCGATCAGGCACAGGGAGACATCGAGTTCTTCGGTTCCGGCCTGATCGAGTTCGAGAGCGACAGCGGCGACCTGATCACATTCTATGGCGGCAGCGTCTCGACATTCATCACCGCGCAGGTGAAGACGAGCTTCCAGACCTACGGGCGACAGGGCGGCGTGGCCCGCATGACCATGATCCGGCCGCTCTTCACGGCAGGCGGCCAGGTCGTGCCGGCGATCCGCATCAACACCGATTACCAGAACGACAAGCCGCTTTCGACGGACGAGTACCCATTGCAGCCCGGCGGCGCCGACTCGAATTGGGACGAGGCGCTGTGGGATAGCGGGACGTGGGGCTCCGACGCCGCGCCGTTCAACAACTGGCAGGCGGCGACCGGGATCGGGACCGTGGCGTCCGTGAACATGGTCACCCAGACGCGCATCAACACCATCCTGAATGCCTGGGACATCAAGGCCGAAGTGGCCGGGAACGTGACCCTGTGAGCATCGTCGACGTCTACGAACCGAGCGAGGTCCTGTTTCGCAAGAAGCTGCGCACGGGGCTATCTGGCTTGGGTGGCGGGACAGCCACGGGCTTCGCGTCGCTGCGCTTGGCGCCGATCACAACCGCGGCGCGGCTGGCGCTGACCGATATCGAGGGGCTGACCGTATTCGACGGGGATTTCCAGAAGCTGTTTCTGGGGACCGCCGGCGGCTGGCAGGAGGTGACTTCGGTATGAGCCAGGATCACACCCTGCTATTCGGCTTTGACAAGGAACTGGTTGCGTGGGCTTGCGAGCGTATCCCCTGGATGTCTCCAAGCGATGCCATGCGAGCGGTCGGGGTGGCCGATGGCAAGACGGCTGATGCTAAGCTGCTGGCCGTGGCCGTTTATCACAACTACATCGCCCCCAAGAAGGTGGGCGGCGAGACTTGGTACAACACGGTCGAGATGAGCTTTGTGGCGGCTTCTCCCCGTTTTGCCACGCGCCGAACCATCATCAATCTCTTGAAAATTCCTTTCGACCAGTTCAAGGTAGACCACGTCCTTGTTGCCATTCCTTCCATCAACAAGCGAGCTATCCGCTTTGTGACAGGGATTGGCTTCACGCCTCGGGGCACGCTTTCCCGGTTCTATTCCAAAAGCGTGCATGCCTGCGTTTTCGGACTCCACCGAAACACCTTCAAGGCCCGCGACTTCCTGAAGAAGGAAAAGCGGCCAGCGAAGAGCAGGCCAAGGCCCGATGGGCAAGAGCACACCGTCAGCACCGCAAGCGCCTGACCCGAGCTACGTCAGCAGCCAGCAGACGCAAAGCAACGTCAATACGGCGATTGCCAATGCGTGGCTGAACAACGTCGACCAGAAGACACCCTATGGCAGCCTGACGTTCAATCAGAACGGCGGCCAGTTCGACAACGCCGGCAACTGGATTCCCCGCTTCACCGCGACCCAGACACTCAGTCCCGAACAGCAGAAGCTCTACGAGACGCAGACCCGCGTCACGCAGGGAGCATATGACCTTGCAGACCAGTACACCGGCCGCATCGCGGAGGCGACCAAGACGCCCTTCAACTACGAGGGCCTGCCGGCGGCTCCCGTCTACAACGAGGATTACCGGAAGCAGCAGCTTCAGGCCATTCAGGACCGCGCCGCACCATCGATGGAGCGCGACCGGGCGGCTTTGGAGCAGCGTCTTGCGAATCAGGGCGTCTCTTACGGGACCGACGCATGGAAGGCCGCGCTCGACGATTACAACCGATCGGTCAACGACTTCAGGCTCGGTGCCGACGTGCAGGCGGGCAACGCCGCGGCGCAGCAGTACAGCCTTGAAGGCCAGACCCGCGACCGCGCCATTCAGGAGCGGGCCAACCTCAGGTCGCAGCCCATCAACGAAGTGGCGGCGCTTCTGGGCACAGGTTCCGGCGTCCAGAACCCGAGCTTTGTGCCGACCAACAATTACGCGATCCAGCCGACGGACGTATCCGGCAACTATTGGAATGCCTACCAGGGTCAGATTGCGCAGCAGCAAGCGCAGCAGCGCCAGCAGAGCGCGGCCCTTGGCGGCCTGTTCGGGCTCGTAGGCACGGGCCTCGGTGGCTGGGCCACCGGCGGCTTCAAGGTGTAGGCCGTGACCGTTCTCCCCGATTACAGCGACCTCACGTACAGCCTTGCGGGCGTGCGGCGGACGAACCCCTATGACCGTCGCCGGGCGTTCGCGCAGCGCCTTCAGCAGTCCGGTGCAGACTACTCGCCGGTCGACCACCCCCTGCAGGGGGCCGCGCGTCTTGCTCAGGCCCTCGTTGGTGGTTGGATGGGCGGAAAGGCCGACCGAGACGAGGCGGACGCGCTCAAGAAGCGGGAGACGTCGCTTGCCGCCGCCATGGCCGAGCCCGACCCGCAGAAGCGCATTGCCATGTTGAGCGCCACCGATCCCGAGCTGGGCGCGCGCCTTTCGGGCCAGCTCGCCGTCAAGCAGGCCGAGATCGCGTCGCAGCAGCAGGGCCTGCAGACCGCGGCCGGGAACTTCGGCGGCTCGTTCGGCGTGCCGGCGGGGCCGACGCCGAATGCCACCGGGAACGCCGGGGCAGCCATTGCCGGCATCGAATCCTCAGGCCAGCCGAATGGCGGATATGGCGCTGTCGGCCCCGAGACGGGCCGCGGGCGCGCGCTCGGCAAGTATCAGGTCATGCCCTTCAACGTAGGGCCGTGGACCAAGGAGGCCCTTGGTCGCGAGATGACGCCGCAGGAGTTCCTTGCGAATCCGCAGGCACAGGACGCCGTGTTCAATCACAAGTTCGGGCAGTACGTGCAGCAGTACGGCAGCCCGCAGGCTGCAGCGCGCGCGTGGTTCGCCGGTCCCGGCGGCATGAACAACCCGAATGCCCGCGACGCGCTCGGCACGTCGGTGGCGGACTACAGCCAGAAATTCAACGCGGCCTATGGCGGTGGTGGCGCCCCCACTCAGGTAGCACAAGGCTCAGCCGATGGGAGCGGCACGCCGATGCCTCCGCCGGGCATGCCGCCAGCACCTCAGCCGGGCGCCGTCTCCGGGCCGACGATGGTTGCCCCGACGCCGCCGCAGATTCCCGACGTGCCGCGTCCGCAGCCGTCGCCGCAGATGGTCCAGCAATACCAGCAGCGGCTTCGTTCGGGCGAGTTCGGGCGCGACGCGAACGAGGCAATCCCCCGTGCTCGTGCAGCCATGGACGCCGAGCTTGATCGCCAGTGGGTGGTCGACCGCGAGCGCGCCCGCATGCAATTCGACCAGTCGCAGAAGCAGTACGAGTCGGATGCCAAGAAGGCCGGCGAGGGGCCGCAAAAGGCTTTCGACAACGAAGGCAAGATGCGTGACGACTACGGCCGCGAACCTGCGGTCAAGGCATATCGCATCGTCGTGCCCATGCTGGAGTCGGCCAAGGATGCGGCGACGCGGCCGACGCGCGCCGCGGACCTGAACCTCGTCTACGCCTTCGCCAAGATGATGGATCCGGAGTCCGTGGTGCGCGAATCGGAAACGGCAGGCGTCGTGGCAACCGCGAGCGTCGCGGACCGGCTTGCGGGGTATATCGGGCAGCTCAATGGGCAGGCGATGCTCTCGCCCGAGACGCGCCAGAAGTTGCTGGCCGAACTGAATTCCCGCTTCAGCGCCTTGAAGGCATCCAACGACGAAATCACGCGCGCCTACACCGATGCGGCGAAGTCCTACGGACTAAACCCCGACCGAATTTTCTTCAACGTGCGCGGGAGCGGTTCAAGTCCTCAGACGCCGACTGCAGCCCCTTCTCCGGCTCCGAAGCCTTCTCCCGGCCAGATACCCAAGATCACGGGCGATGACGACTATTCCAAGCTGCCTTCGGGCACGACGTTCATCGCGCCGGACGGCACCACGAGGGTCAAGCCATGAGCTGGCAAGACGCTCCGGTCGTGCAGGGTGGCGGCTCCTGGCAGGATGCTCCGCAGGCATCATTCCTCGACCGCGCCGGCCGCTACGTCAAAGGCGCGCTGCGCGAAGCTGGGCAGGGCCTGACATTCGGCTTTGCCGACGAGATCGGATCGGCCATCGACGCCTCGCTGCCCGGACGCGAGATGATCGCCAAGGTCCGGCCGATCTCTCAGGCAGAGACGTGGCAGCAGCGGTACGACGAAAACCTCGCGCGGGATCGCGGCGAGGGGCGGCAGTTCAAGGAGCAGAACCCGGGCACGGCCACGGGCGCGAACATCCTTGGGAACGTCGCTGGCGCTTATGCCTTGGCTGGCGCTCCGGTTGTCGGTGCGCTGATGAGCGGAGCCCCTGGCCTTGGCGCGAACATGGCCAAGGGTGCTGCGGCCGGCGGCATTCTGGGTGGCGCGCAGGGCTTCGGAGAGGGGGATGGCGGATTCGAGTCGCGCATGGGCAGCGCGGCATTGCCTGCGCTTGTGGGTGCTGGCGTCGGTGCCGCAGCCCCGGCCCTCACGGCGGGCGCTGGCGCGGCGTACGAGCGGTTCGCGCCGAAGGTTTTGAACTTCATCGCCAACAAGGCCGATGACGTGGCTCCAAGGGTCGTGCCGGGCTCTCTTTCGGCGGCGGCTCCGGAAGGCGGCATGGTTACGCAGGACAGTCTTGCGGCCACGATTGCCGACAGTTCGCGTGGCGCTGCCAACCGCATCGAGGGCGATGCGGCGATCAAGCGGCTGGCAACCGAGATGGCGCGTTCCGGCGGCTCGACGCAGGCGCGTCAGAAGCTGGCCGAGCTGGGCGAAGGTGCCTTCCTCGCGGACACCTCCAAGGGGGCCGGCCGTCTCGCCAATCTGGGTGCGATCTTGCCGGGCGAAGCGGGCGAGAAGTACACGGCCGCCTTCGGCCAGCGCAACGCGCAGACGGGCCAGCGATTCATCAACGCGCTGGGTGACGAGGCCAAGCGGCCGTCGATGTTCGACGCCCAGCAGTTCCTCGACAAGTACCGCAGCGCCAAGGGCTCGCAAATTTATGACCCCGTTCTGCGTAGCGGCCAGTTCAATGTCTCGGCCGAAATGGATGATCTGCTCAAGGTCCCGGCCATCCGCGAGACGATGGACCAAATCATCGCGGACGCCGACCGCTACGGCGTACAGCTCGGCGCTGCGGAGGCGGCGCATCTCGTCAAGCAGACGCTGAACAAGAACGTCGAGGCCGCCTTCCAGAGCGGGAAGGCGATCAACAAAGACATGGTGCGCAAGGCCGGCGACGCCTGGGAGCAGGCGTTGTGGCAGGCCAACCCGGCGATCCGCGAGGCGGACACGGCCTACGCCAAGATCGCGTCTCTACCCGACTGGCTGGAGCGCGGCGCGAACTTCATGAAGACGGGACAGGGTGAGGCGGCGGTGACCGTCTCGCCCGCGGCGCTGGCTGCCGATTTGCCGGGGGCAACGCCCAGCCAGATGCAGGCGTTCCGAACGGGCTCGTCCAACGTCATGCGCGACGCGGCCACAAGTGGCCCGGAGACGACTCGACGCCTCGCCAAGGCGATCTCCGACAACGAGATCATGCAGCAGAAGCTCACTGAGATTTATGGGCCACACGTGGCTGATGAACTCATGCGCCGTTCAGCGGCCGAGCGCACTTTCGCGAAGACACAAGGCAACGTTCTTGGTGGATCGCAAACAGCCGAACGCATGGCCGCAATGGTCGACGATGCGTCACTTGCCCCCTCGCTGCCACCGTCAGGCGGCGATCTTTCTCGCATCTGGAATTGGCTGAAAGAGACAGGGAAGAAAGTCAGGGAGCCCAACGAGACCGTGCGCTCTCGGCTGGCCGACCTTCTCGCAAATCCCGATGCGGCGGCGAACGCGGAAACGCTGCGCCTCGTCGATGAAATCCTTCGCCAGCAGGCCGGATCACGCCCCTTCTCGGCGGGCGTGGCGGCAGGCGCTGGCGGCAACTTCTCAGGCCCGAGGTAACGATGGCCCGCAACGGATCTGGCACGTATAATCTACCGCAACCGGCCTTTGTGCCGGGGACAACGATTGCCTCATCCCCGATGAATTCCGACCTCTCGGATATCGCCGCGGCGATTACGCAGTCGATCTCCAAGGACGGCCAGACGGTCTACACCGGCAACCAGCCGATGGGCGGCAACAAGCTGACCAACCTGGGAGCGGGCGAATCTGCGGGCGATTCGGTCAATCTGGGACAGGTCGCTGACGGCTCCTTGACCTATGGCGGTGCGGCCACGGGATCGGCCAACGCCCTCGTCATCACGCCGACGCCGGGCATCACGGCCTACTCGGTCGGCCAGATGTTCAGCTTCATGGCGGCGACCAACAACACGGGCGCTGTGACCGTGAACGTGAACGGCGTCGGCGCGGGCGCGCTCACGTGGCCTGACGGCTCTGCGCTGGTCGCGGACGATATCGTTGCCGGCGGCATGTACGAGATCGAGGTGAAGGCCGCGACGCCGGTCTTTCACATGCAGACCGGCGCCAACGTGGCGGCGACGCAGGCGGTGGGCAACAGCACGCGCAAGATCGCCACGACCGCATTCGTGCAGGCTGCTGTCGCCAAGGTCTACGTCCAGACCTTCACGGCCTCGGGCACCTACACGCCGCACCCCGGCATGGTGACGTGCCTCATCGAGTGCGTCGGCCCTGGCGGCGGCGGTGGTGGCGTTGCAACCACCTTCAACAGCATCAATTCGGGCGGCGGCGGCGGCGGAGCAGGTGGCTACTCGCGCAAGCTCGCGACGGCGGCCGACATTGGAACCTCTCAGACGGTGACAATCGGCGCGGCAGGGGCTGGCGGATCGGCCGGCAATAACGCAGGCGGCAACGGCGGAGACACCTCAGTCGGTACGCTGTGCATCGCCAAAGGGGGCTCCGGCGGCGGCGGCTGTCCTCTAGCCGGGAGCGCCACGGGCGGTGCGGGCGGCGTCGCCGGCACGGGAGACGTAGCCGCTCCGGGGATGCCTGGCATGGGTATGTCGTCGGTATCGGGCAACGCGAATTGGGGCGTGCTCACCGCACTCGGCGGCTCGGGTCCGTTCGGCGCGGCGGCGGCCTCCGTTCTCGTCGGCAACGGCTCCAAGTCGAATGGACCCGCTGCCCTTGGCTACGGAGCGGGTGGCGGTGGCGGCGTAACCAGTGGCGATGCCATTGGCGCGGCGGCCGGCGGCGCGGGATCTGGCGGCTTCGTTCGCATCACCGAATTCTGCAATCAGTAGGAGCGGCCATGTATCCCGATCTCAAGAAGACTTCTTGGACACCGCAGACGATTGCCGCCGGCCAGACCACGGTGGCCCTTGGAAGTGCTGGAGCAAAGGGCGACTTCCTCGCACGCCTCGTTTGCACCGTAGGAACGGCCGCAACTGCACAAGTCCAGCTCAAGGACGGCAGCGGCAATGCCTACACGATCCTGCCCAACAGTCCGGGCGGTGGGATCGGCGTTTACACAATCGAGATCGGCGCGTGCTCCCAGCTTGGCGCGTGGCAGGTCACGACGGGTGCGGGCGTCACCGTTCTTGCTGTCGGGATGTTCACCTAATGCCTGACGTTCCGTACCTCTTTGCCGACCGTTCGGGCCGTGTGCCTGCGTCCTATCTGGACGCGGACTTCGCGTATGTGCTTGCGCGGACGACAGGGGTAACGGGCTTCGGCCTTGTCACGGCCGAGACAAGCAATGAGACGCTGACGGCGGACCAGAGCTACCAGACCTTCACCAACGAAGGCGCTTCCGGATCGGTCACGCTCTCGTTGCCGACTCCGTCTGTCGGTCTGGAATTCACCTTCGCCGTCGTGGCCGAGCAAAGCCTGATCGTCGACGTCGGCGGATCGGTGGTGATCGCCCTCGGCCCCGGCATCGAGTCGACCGCAGGCGGCCAGATTTCCGCAAACGAGCCCGGTGCATTCGTCACCCTCAAGTGTCTCAGCGCTACCCGCTGGCAGGCTATTGCCGGCAGCTTTGGATGGACTCCGTCATGAATATGTTTCGCTTCGCCTCGCGCTTCCTGATCGCCTTTGCGCTGGCAATTCCGGCCGCACAGGCACAGACGCCGCAGACCTACAACACGGTCGCCAGCATTGCCGCGCTGAAGGCGATGACGAACCGCCCACAGGTCGTCGAGGTCGTCGATGCCAATCCCGGCATCTTCAACCTATCACAAGGCGCGTGCTCGGCTGCTGACGATGTCTTTCAGGTGCAGCCGACCTCTGGCACGACGGTTTGCTACACGCGCATGGCGACGCCCTACGCGGTGGGCAAGACTGGCACGCTACCCAGTGGGATTTCTGTTCCCTTCACACAGAATGGCACAGGGGCGGCGACTTCAACCATCGATGCCAAACTAAAGCAGCAGTGCGTCGCGCTGCAGGACTTCACGGGCTACGACCCGACGCCGGGCCACGACAACGCGACCGCTTTCATGGCCGCTTACAACGCGGCGGGCACCCTGGGCTATAACTGTATGACGCTGCCGGGCGTGCAGTTTGATATGTCTGGTGTGACTCTGTCGGCCTACAACAACTTCACGGTGTATTGCCAGACTCCTGCAACCCATGCCGGGGGTGGCACCAAAATCCGTGCGCTCACAACCTCGACCACAACGATCACCGTCGACACAGTCGGTGGTTTTTGGTTTGACGGCTGCACGTGGACGTCAACCTCGCAGCAGGTATCCGGCAGCTTCGTCAAATTCATTAACACCAACACCAGCGGCTTCACGACCTACTACGGCATGTACGGCGGATATGATCCCCTCTACCTGGAAAACACAGGCGGGATGCAGTTCACTGGCTCCGGCTCAATCCGCAATTGGGATCACGTCGGTGTCACGATCGACGGTGCGCAGGACCACTACTTTAGCAACCTGATCATGGATCAGGACTACGATCGGAGCGCCGCAACGCCCGTGGCTTGTTTCTACACGCCTCAGCACGGCGGCTCGCTGACCATCGTGAACAGCGATCTTCTACATTGTGGGCATGGGCTTTGGGCCAATCCTGGCACTGGGCAGTTCGTCAATTGGATTTACCTGACAAACGTATTCTTCGATACGTGCGACTTCGTCACCAACCCTCGAGGCAGCCACGGGATCAATCTCACCGCCACCGGAGGAGGCCAAATCAACGGCCTCCAAATGACGAACGTCTGGACTGCGACGTGCGAAAACGGCGTTAACGCCGTCGCCGACTCTTCGTCGTTCATTGACGGCCTCGTAATCACCAACCACCAGGCGCTAAACAACTACAAGTCGGCCTTCAGAGGGAACAACGTCAGGAACGTGTCGATTACTAATCCTCTGTACGCCGGCAACTCCCAAGAGACGCCACACGCCTACTCCGCAGTCTATATTAACGGCGCCAACACAGGCAGCGTCTCCGTTATGGGCGGCCGCATCGGTGCGCCGATGCAGAATTACACCGACACCCAGGCGTTCGGTGTGCAGGCCGACAGCGGCACGATCACCGTAATGAACGTGAATCTGAACGGGAACAACATCGGCCCCTATGCCTTCGGAGCGGTCAACACGGATTCCTACGTGCTGGGCTCTCCCGGCGCCACCAACCACGGCGAGCCGCTCGCCGCCACGGGCTCTGGGCCGTTCGCTCTCTCCGTGTCCCCGGCGTTTACGGGGACAGTCGGCGCCGCGGATATCACGGCGACAGGAACCGTTCGAGCCAACACAGGGTTCAGCGCCAATGGCACCGCCGGGGTGTCGGCGACCAAGACAGTCCGCGACGCAGCAGGCACAGGCACCTGCACGCTCATCTTCACGTTCGGCCTGCTAACCGGCGGCACGTGCTGACGTGAGTGAGCGCCGCGTTCACTTCGACCCCACGATTAACTTGGGGCACGTCATTACAGCGGCGACGTTCCTGCTGGCTGCGGCCGGGGCCTACGCGACGCTGGATTTGCGTGTCTCGACACTGGAGCGCGATGGTCGCGCGCAGAAAGTCGAACACAAGGAAGCAGTGGTGAGCGTCGAAAACCGCTTCATGCGGGAAGTGACGCAGCAGCGCGCGGCCATGGACCAGACGCAGGTCCGCGTGGCCGACGATATCCGAGAGATCAAGACCATGATGCGGGACGGCTTTCGCGACCTCGACGCGAAGCTCGACCGCAAGGCAGATAAACCGGGACGGTAGCCATGAACGCAACTATCGAAGACCTGATCTCCAAAGTCATCGAGCGGGAGGGGGGCTACGTGAACCATCCTGCAGACCGCGGCGGCCCGACGAATTGGGGCATCACACAGGCGACCCTCGCCGCGTGGCGCAAGCAGCCGGTAACGGCGTTTCAGGTCCAGGCCCTCAGCCAGACCGAGGCGCGGCACATCTACCGCGACCAGTATTTCAGGGGACTGGAGGATATCACCGATCCGCAGGTGCTGGAGTTCCTTTTCGACTACGCCGTGAACTCCGGGCCGAAGCGCGCTGTGAAGGCCCTGCAGACGATCCTTGGCGTCATGCCGGATGGCGACTTCGGGCCGATCTCCAAAGCCGCGCTCGCCAAGGTCGATCAAGCCACGCTCTATCCATTCCTGATCTGCGAACGCCTCGACAACTACATGCGGATCATGGCGCGCGACCCCTCGCAGACGGTGTTCGGTGAGGGCTGGGCCAATCGAATCAAACCATTCTGGAAGAGGGCCGCCTGATGCCGCTCCCGCTTATTGCCGCCGGGCTGGCCGGTGTGCTGGTCGAATCGCTCCCGTCTATTGCCTCGTGGATATTCGGTGACAAGACGGGGAAGGCCGTCGAGGTCGTCACGGGCGCTGCCAAGCAGGTGTTCGGAACCGACGATCCGGCCACCTTGGAAAGGGCGCTCGCCGCCGATCCGGCCAAAGCGCTGGAGTTCAAGCGGATCGTGCTGGAGGCTGAGGGGCAGGAGCGCGAGCGCCAGCATCAAGAGACGCTGGCCCGCATCGTCGATGTCCAGAATGCCCGCGGCACTCAGGTGGAATTGGCGAAATCCGGCTCGCCCTTGTCATGGTCGGCCGCCGTCGTGTCGATCCTCGCCGTCTCGGCCTTCGTGGGGCTCCTGATCGCCATCTTCATGTTCAGTGGCGAGATTCCCTCCGGCCTCAAGGATGTATTCCTGCTCCTGATTGGAGCAGCGATCTCCGGCTACAACCAGGTGCTCAACTACTACCTTGGCAGTTCAAGCGGATCGGCCGTGAAGGACAATGCCCTCAGGCAGATTGCAGGGAAGTGATATAGCTACCTGCGTGCGAAGCGGAATTATATCCTTGCTTCGCCTCGGGGTGATGGTCATGTGCCATCTATGCGCGAATCCGGTTCGCCGTACTTTGGCGGAACAACTGTCGGACATACAAGGGCTAACCTTTCGCTAAGTGGCTGATTTCAATATAGCATGCGGCAACAAGTGGATGTCGTCAGCGCCAGTTATTTCAATCTCTTAGGGGGTTGGGTAGACACAGGTTCGCCAATGGGTTCGCCGCCCACAACCTTCAGGCGAGGACGTAGGCGCGCGCTGGCCTTCCCAAGGGCAGATTTGGCCATGCGGGCTTGCTCAGCCTCCCGCGAGTAAAGCTCAGCGTGCGCAATGGAATCGTGACCCAACACGTCCATGAGTTCGCGGGTAGTCGCGCCTTCCTCGGCAAGGATCTTGCCGAGCGTCTTGCGTAGCCCATGCATGGTGCAACCCTTCAGGCCGGCTGCCTTCGTCCAAGTCGCAAAGTCGTTGGTGAGGGTCCCTAGAGCGCGGGGAGTGCCCCATGGCGTCGTCAGGATGTGCTTTCCCAGGCGTGGGGCGGCATCAAGGGCCTCGCGGAGCGGCGCCAGCACGGGAAGCAGCAGGCGCTTGCCGGTTTTCTGCTGGGTGTGTGGGAACTGGTCGCCGGTGAAATCAGTCCATTGAAAGCGAGCCACGTCGCTACGCCGGGGGCCGCCGTACAGGACGCAAGCGTAGGCCGTGCGGGCCAGCGTTCCGAGGGGCCAACGAGCCTCGTAGGCAGCCCGCTCGTCATCCGTCCATGCCCGATGCCCGGCGGTTTCCGGGCGGTACTTGATGCGGTGCGTAGGGTCGACCTCGATCCATTCCTCGTCCAACGCCACCACGATCATCTTTCGCAGCACCACCAGGGCATCGTAGGCCGCATGCGGGGTGGCCGACATGGCGCCCAGAAGGCCCTTCACGTGGCGTCTTTTCAGGTCCGCCACGGGCACATCGCCATAGGTGAGGCCGGGCACGATTTCCATGTCCAGTAGGCGCTCTGCGCGCTCGATATAGAGGTCTTTGGACGTTTTCCCGAGCTTCTGCCAGTCAAGGTTCTTGGCGGACGTAGCAAGCCGCCACGCGGCCTTCAGGGTGCGTGGGAGGGCCTGATTGGGGTGCTTGGCAATCTGCGCCCTAGGTTGGCCCTGGAGCGCTGCCGAGTAGGCATCTTCAAAGGCATCGTCGCCCGGCTGCCCCGGCAGGGATCGACCAGCCTTCCCCTTCCTGAATCTCCAACGGACCTTGCCATGTCGGTCCTTGTAGCTCGAGAGGTAGGGGCGCTCAGCCATGGCCGGGACCCTAGCGGCCGCCAGTGGCCAGCCGCAAGGCGCGATCGATGACGTTCTCGGTCGGCTCGTTGCCCAGCTCGACAAAGGCCGCCTCGACCTTCAGGCGGTCCCAGACCACTCGTTTGCCGATGTGGAAGGGCCGGGGCATCCGGCGCTCCTCCACCAATCGGTCGAATGTCGTGGGGCCAACCCCGATGTACCGGGCGGCCTCGTCCCGGCTCAGCCCTCGGGGCGGGTAGGAATGGCTATCACGCTCGCTCATCCACCGCCCCCTTTAGGAGATTGGAGTTCGCTCGGCCTTCGGCCTCCGCACCCATCTCGTGCTTCAGAAGGGCTTTCCTTCAATGCTCGGATGGCCTTGGCGATGGCGTCGGCAGCCCAATAGCAGTCGCCGTTTGTGCCCACGCGCCACTTCTCGGCTTCCGCGTCCGCCACCTTCGCGCACTCTTCCACCACGAGAGGCTTGGATGCTGAGAGGGCGGCGCGGGCGAGTGGGATTCGCGCTTCCCACGCCTTCGCTGGGCGAGTCCCGATGTAGATCGGATCGTCGGCGGCAGGCGCGAGCACGTCAGCATCGCATATAGCCCGCGCCACGGCCTCTACTTGGTCGACCCTGGTCATAGAGGCGATGCGACACGCATATCGCCCTCCCCATTGGCGATGCGAGACAAGACTTCCTCGCGAGCCTTCTTGGCTGCTCTCGCCCCGCCGAATGCGCTCTCAAAGAGGCCGCCGGCGATCAACTCGTCCTGGTGGCTTTTCAGCTCACTCCAGGTCGGGGCGTGCTGCCAGCACATCGTTGGGCCATCATCGTAGCTGAACACCATGTCGCCTTCGTGGAGAGCGCGGCCACAGCATTCGCAATAGTCGAGAGGCTCGTTTGATACAGGCGGCAGGAAGGGCAGCGTCATGTCGCTTCTCCTTGTTTCTGCGTTTATGCTTTTGGTGGAGCGCCATCGGCGCGGAGCGCGTTACCTGTCTTGGCGGGGAGGGTGGTGAGGAAGGCGTCGATGCGCCTGATGGCGGCGACGCCTTTGCCGAGGTACTGCCCTGCAACGTAGTTCGTGAGGACGACCTGTGCGTCTATCAACACCTCCCGCGCCTCCTCGATAAGCCGGGCTTGGGCGTCGAGGGCATCGGCCGCGAGATGCACCACGACATGATCATCGACGTCTGCAACTCGCGACGCTACATCGCGAACCTGCTCAACAAGATGGGTCTGGCTGTGCGCCTCGGCGCGAGCGGCAGGGGAGGGGGTCATTCCACGATCTCCCAAGAGAAGCTGATGCGATTCCACAGTTCATCGCGTACGGCTTCGTCGATCTCTTCCTCGGTGCTGCCGTCAGGCATTTCGAACTCGTCCTGAATGTCCGCGCCAGAGATTCCGCGGTCGATGATGTATCTGATCTTCACGTCCGCTTCTCCTTCCGCCGCGCTGGGCGGGGATCTAGGGTGAGGGTGGCGCGCACGCGCAATGGCTTCATTGAAGGTGGCGGGTCTTTGTAGATAAACACGCTGCCAAAACGGTTCATCTCGTCCATCGGGTTAGCCCACACCCAACCTTTGATGACGGTCTTCTGCTTCTTCTTACCTGCTGCCATGGTGAGTCCTGTGGGGGTTGGATTCGCTGACGCCTCGGATTACGAGGTCTGCGCCTTCATAAGAGCGAGCAGCTTCGCGGGCAGTCTCTGGCCGAACTGCTTGGTGGCGTTCTCACTCTCGCCCACAGCCTCGAGCGCGGCCTGCGTGACCATGTCCATTTGCGCGGACGAGACGATGTGCGTGGCCGCCAGTGGCATCAGGCGCACGTCGCTCAGATCATCGCAGCGGAGCGGGATATATCCACTCTCGACAAGAAGCGCCTGCATCTCAGGAGCAAGCGGCTCACTGGACTTGTAGAGGAGTATCGCCTTCGCGCCCGGTGTCGGTGCTGTGATCGTCTGTTCGGTCATTTCGTCGTCCATTTCCATTCACTCCTTTATGTATTTCGTCGGTGCAAAGCGCCTCGTGCCCGTCCGCCAATCCCAGTACGAGCCCGGTGGAGGCTTGGGAAAGCTGCTGCGCTTGCGAATGCCGAGGTGCTTCGCCTCGCGTCGCTTCGACTTCGCTATGGCCTTCACGTCCTTGGCGGTCTTGCCGTTCTCGCCGCGATGACAGCAGTGCCCCAAAAGCTTGCCATCCTCGATGGTCAGCGGCTTAGATTTGTCGATCACCAGAGCCTCGGCCACGACGTGGTCTATCTCCCACTTCTTGAAGGTCACGTTGAGGCTGCACCCTTCGCAGAGGATGCGGTTATCGCCGGTCGTGGCGCGCTTGATGATGTCAAAGCGCTGCTTTGGGGTGAACTCGCGGCGCTTCACTTGGCGGCCTTCTGGAGCTTGCGTAGCTCGCGGATCAGCAAAGGCAACGTGTTCGCTAGGATCATCACGTGACCCTCGTACCGATCAGTCACGATATGCAGCCAAGGCCCTTCCCCGTAGACCTCTGCAATGGGGCCGCTGCCGCCGATGCTGTCCGTATACTTGGATCCGATATGGGCGTGCCCAGTCTTCGGATCACGCCACAGATAGGGCTTGCTGTCCCGACCCATCACCGCGCCTCGTCACTGAGCTTGATGGGGATGCCGCGCACCGTTGCCCAAGCAATCGTGTACTCGATAAGGCTGGTGCTGCGCGGGATGGACATGCGGGCCGATGACTCCCGAATTTCGACCAGCTCGCCCTCAAGGCCAATCACCACATCCGGCTGCCGCCCGGTAATCTTGGCGTGCCCTGAGATCAGCAGAACCTTCCATTCCTTGGCCGTGCGCTGGCAGCCCGCCCACTCGATGCCGGATTTGGCGATGTCACCGCAAAGGGCATGGAAAATCCGGTTCTGGCCTAGGGTGCGCTTGGGCGCGGGCCGAGCGTCGCGCGCTTGGCTTTGCAGGCCTCGATCAGGCGAGCGTACTCGGCCGGGGCCGATGCCTCGATGCGCCGTATCCAGGGAAGATTGTGCCGCCACCATTGATCCAGTTCCTTGTGATTGAGGGCGAGAGGGAGCGTGGCGATGGCCATGCTCACCAGCCCGACGTCATTCACCCAGCCAGCGCCTCGATGCGCTCCTCAATCGACCGCTTCAGAGAAAGAGCGTCGGATTTGTGAAGCGCCCAGAACTGGTTGAGGCCGAGCTGGTTGGCGTCGCGCCACGTCTCGATCTGGACGGGGCTCTCGGCCTTCCCGATGAACTCCAGCACGCGGTCGGCCAGCTTGCTCGACGGCACCGCCTCGATCGGTTCGCCAGCCGTCCACAGGATCGGCACGGTGTTGGACGCCCCGATGCGGGCCATGCGCTGCTCCTGCTCGTACTGCAGGATCTCGGCAGACGGCGTGATGTCTCGCATGGCCGCCTGATCCATCTCGGTATCCATGTAGACGCCGGAGAAATCATCGGGCCACCCGGCGCGGCACGCTTGCGCAGTGGCGCACTTGGGCAGCATCACATGTGGCATGCGATACCAATTGCTCTTGCGGTCGAGCGTGAACTCGCCAGTCGCCTGCCATTTGCCGTTGATCTCTGCCCATTTCTCGGTGATCGGGGCGAACTCCGACCAGTAGGCCGTGCCGACGACCGGATGCCACTGGCGGTCAGGCCCGAACTTGTAGAGCCGCACCACGGCTTTCACGATGCCCAGAGGATTCGTGTTCGGGTCCTTCAGCGTCTCGTCATAGGTGATTTCCGGCTCCTGATCGGCCGGCCGATAATCGCCCGTGCGCGCGGCGATGGCGCGAAAGCCGTCGATGCCGGTGATAATCGACATCTTGCGCTTGTCGGGCTTGTTCTTGTTGTAGACCACGGCATGGATCTGCTTGCGGAAGGGGTCGAGCCCAGCGCGCCTAGCCACCTCCATAAACAGGTCGAACTCGGCCTCGTTGCAGTCGGCCGCAACAGTCTTGCGGATCAAGGTGAGTTGCGAGCCGGAATAGTCGCGAAGCGACCGCTGCGGTTGAAGGGCGACAACGTTGCTCATGGCTACCTCACTTCACGCGTATGGACAGGGAAACGCCGCCGTTCGACAGGGCGGCGCCGGGGACGGTCTCTTTCGCCTTCAGCGCCTCGCCCACGGCGGCCTTGTCGAGGCGAGGGTCTGAGGGCTTCCAGAACTTAGCCGGGATCTGGGCTTCGTCGCTGATCACCACCTTGGGCGGCGTCTCGCGGACGGTAAGGGTGGCCATCGGGGACTTGAGCGTCTGGATGCCCGCCTTTTCCATGGCCATGAGGATGATGCCCCGGCGCATCTCGATGGACTTCTCCACGCGGCCCTTGCGGGTCTGCAGGAGGTCGATGGTGGCCTTCAGCCCGGCCAGCAGCGTCTCGTCCTCGAAGGTCTCCTCCAGAACGACGCAGCAGGCTTCCGCCAAGTCCGTCTCGCCCTCGATCATGTCGAGGATCAGCTTGGGGTCGTCATGCTCGTGCAGAGCCCGCCTGATCTCCACGGCGCGGTTGAGTTCCGAGCCGATCTTGCGGACCGCTACTGAAGAGCGGGGAAGGGGAGCGCCATCGGGCATCTATCTCTCCTGTCTCAATGGATGGGGGTGATTCGCTGACGCCTCACGTCACGATTGCGGTGACTTGCTATCCCAAGGCACTTCATGTTCGCCGGAGAGCAAGACGACGTAGCCGCAGATCAGCTCTGCCACTCGCGCTGCTTCAGCGGCGCTGTCGTATCCAGCATGAAAGGTATCGTCGCGGGCATAGACGGCGCACAGGTGCTTGACGGACTTGCGCGGCGGCGGAGGAAGGAGGCGGGGCACCGGGACATATGGCGTTCCATCTTCCTGCCACCAGTGCACCTCAATCTTCATTGGGTGTATGTCTTGAGGCGGAATCACCCAGCCCAGCATGCAGTTTTTGCGGAAGGCCGTTTCCGCGATCACAGCAACAACGCCTTCGGATGCCGTGGGCACGAGCGCGCGGCCCTTGTCATCGTGATCGTAGTGTCCGGCGTCGATATGTTCTCGGATATTCATTGCAGAAGCCTCTGTGCGTTAGAGATCACGTGCGTTGAAAGAGCGAGGCGATAGCCAGTTCCAAACCCTCCACCAGAATCTCCTCCTAATAGGCACAGAAGGAGAGATAACCGGGCCGGGCTTGGGCCAGTTGAGGGAGGGGATCATGGCCTCGCGGAGCTGGCGCTGGGCGTCGGTCATGGCTTCCTCGGGGGAAGGGTGACGGTGCCGGTGAGAGGCACGACAATCAGATGCTCGGCGCTCTTGGCGAACTCGATGGCATCCGACTCGAAGTCGTAAGTCTCGACGCCATCGCCACAGTAGCTGTCGACGACCATCCACGCCGTGTAAGTGTGCTCTCTCGGCAGTGTGGCGAGATGGGCCTCGGCCGCATCAACGAGAGGCCAGAAGTCCGCGATCTTCAGGACATCCGCTCCAGAGGCGCGACACACCTTGGCGGCCCAGATCAGATGCTTCAGATTCTTGGCGTCAATCGTGCTCATCTCGTCACCTCGCTATTCCCAGAAGGGCCGAAGCGATGGTCTTGGCGTCTTGTGTCAGATCGTCCGTCCAATCGTCGTATCGCGGGAAAGAAGAATCGAAGGCGGCGATGCGCTCGGCGGCTTCGAGCGCTTCCGTGCTGGCGGCTGGGATGCGCAACACCCAGAAGCCATCCGCACGCCGCCGCCAGTTACCGACATTGATGCTCTTGCCCGCTGCATCCTCTACCTCGACGAAGCGTCCAGCCTCGTGCTCGGGAGGTCCGTCAAAGACAATATCGATGTGCGCAGTCATCGCTCGTTGCCTTCCTCGCTATTCCCTGGCTGGGAAGATGGTGGGGTGGCTTCGCCTCGCGCATCCGGCTCACGTTCCCATTCGTCATCATCGGGTCCGTAGTCGGGCGCGTCGTATCCATGCTCGTCTGGCCGATAGCAGTCGCCACCGCAGAAGCCGCACCAAGGCTTGCTCGTCTCGGCAACCTCTTCCTCGACGTCCGAGACGCATTCGGCGCAAATGAGGAGATCGCCAATGGCGTCGCAGCCGTCATCAGCATCCGCGAAGTCGCCGCAGCGAGAGCAATAGAACATGCTCATGGCGTCACCGGGATCTTGCTGCCGACCGGCATGCCGTGCAGAGCGGCGAAGATGCCTACAGGCGTGGCACGCTCGTATTCTCCGCGCTCGTATTCGGCGTACTGGTCGAGGGCTTCGCTGGAGGTCTCGTACCACTCGTAGCTGTAGTGACCGGGGTAGGGCGGGACGGGCACGCCCTTGTCGGTCCACCAGCTCACGACGACAAAACCGTCCGCTCGGCTCATCGTCACATTGTCTGCGCGCTGTGCGCTCACTAGGGAGTCGGGCATTTAGGGGCCTGCTATTTGGCGGTCCTGACTAAGGTTCTCAGGCTTTTTTTGTTTGGTGACGCGCGAAGCGCGGAGCGAACCCCTACTCATTCCTTCCCCCTTGTGATCTGGAAGCGCGGGAAGCGGTGAGGGCGGCTCTAATCCTTTCCGCCATCTCGTTTGCGTAGGAGTATCCAGCGCACGAGATCACCACAGTGGTTCCCTCTACGCGGACTGGTTCAAACGAACGATGGCCCGCGAACAACTCCCCCACTGCTTTGTCGGTGGATGCGGGGCGATGCTTGGCAAGAACACGGGCGACCATGTCCGCTCGCCTGTTCGCGCCCGGCTCAAGAGATCCTTCGGTTCCCATCGCCTCACCGAGTTCGGTAAGAATGATCTGGGCAAGCCGCGTGTCGTCTACGGAGTAATCGGCTGCTTTGTCGGTGGAGAGGAGGGGGCGACGGTTCCAGCTTGGATAGTCGGCCCGATCCAGCTCCAGCGGTCCTCCACGCTCTACGGTTGCGAGCCAGCAATCGCCTCCTGGGTGAAACGCTGAGCCTAAATCTGCATAGACAAGCATCTGCTTTCCACAGAACGGGCACGGCAGCAGAGCGTCTTTCATCTCCCCGGTCATGTCTGGTCTCCCCAATAGCTTTCGTGTTCGCCATATTGGCCGGCACGAAGCTCAGCGACGGTCTTCACGACGGTCCCCGCTGTCCTGTACTCGTCGCAGTAGAACTGCCCCTGCCAGCAGCTCGCACGGAGACATGCCGAGCAAACGGTGACCTTGTGGTCAGCCTTCAACGCGCGTTCCCCGCTCATGCCTGCCTCCGTGAGGGATTGGATTCGCTATCGCCTCGCGACGCGGACGGCTGTGTGGCCTTGGCGATGGCGGCGCGAACGCCTTTGCTGAACGTGGCGGCAGGAATCTGCTCGATCGTTCCGTCGAGGAAATTTACGGAGAGACTGTTGAAGTAGCCCCAGCCCTCCTTGCGCCGCACTCGCTGGCTGCCTGTGACGTAGCAGTCTCGACCGAGATAACTCACGACTGGGTAGACATTCATGCCGTGGCGCACGGCCATACAGGTCCAGGCGGGGCGCACGGGCGTGGCTGGGAATACATGCGCGAATGGCGCCGAATGCGCTACACGTGCCTCGCTATCCGAGGCGTCAGCACGCTCAATCTTCCCCATGATCTACACTCCTGCTGTGCGGAGAGAGATGGCGCGGTCATAGAAGGCCATCAGCTCGGCGTGGGTGGTGCCGCGATCTTCGTTGAAGTAGACAAGCTGGCCCGGCATCTCCCGTATCGAGCGGGGAAGCGCGTCACGCAGAGCGTCGATAACGAGGTCCCTGACTTCACGGCTCGGCGCGAATCGCGCCGCTGCCTTGATGATGCATGCGCTTTCCCCAATCTCGCCGTCGAACGTTCGCACGTTGCACCAATTCGCCGGATCGGAATGGAAGTCGCGCACGGCGATGATGGTCGCCAGCACTTCATCCGTTGCAGGCACGGGCTCTGCGGCAGGATCGACAGGAGGCGCTACTGCGCCTGAACCCATCTCATCGAATACCAGCGGTTCTTCAGGAAGAATGACGAAGGGAAGGTCGGGCAAATCGCGCGGCATGGCTCAGCCTCCAGCCTTGGTGGCTTCGCGAAGACGCTTGGCCGCCTGCAAGATGATGATCTTGGCGTTAGCGGCCCCCGCAGCGGCCCCCGCAGCGTCCCCCGCAGCGGCCCACGCAGCGGCCCCCGCAGCGGCCCACGCAGCGGCCCCCGCAGCGGCGTCAATCTTCCCGTTGGCGAAGTCGCGCGCCGCCTGGATAGCCTTGGCGGGGCGATCATCCTTCGGCCGCACCTTGTAGAAGATCGGCAACACCTTCTCGGCCATGTCGGCTGCGGCGAGGCGCATGGACTTCTCGTCCAGCAAGCCGACGATCTTGATCAGGCGCGCTTGGGCGAATGCCGTCTTGTTGCCGTCCTGCGATTCGTCGCCCTTGCCTTCGGCTTCGCAGAGATAGCCAGTGATGGGCACGCGAGGCAGCCACTCGACGATGCCGACAGCCTTCACAAGGTGATAGCCGCTTAAGCATGCCTCGACGTGATCGACCTTCGGCATCCACTTGCCGGGACGCGATCCCTTGGGCGCGAACCATCGGCCCGACCCGCCGTGGATGGGCTCGAAATCAGTTGAGACTATCTTGTAGAGCTTCGCGGTCTGCATGTGCGGCCTCGTGTTTGGTGAGGCCACTGTACCCATAAATGGGTGATAGTCAACCAAGAAATGGGTAGACACCCAGTTTATTATTTCCCCCGTGGGACGGGAGGTTGAAATGAAACGGGTGTTTCTTGCTGCGGCGGTGGCTTTGGCCGTTGCCGCCTGCGGTGCCAAGGTTGAGACTAATGTGACGGCTTTTCACAACCTCTCGTCCGCACCGCGTGGACAGACGTTTGTGATGATCCCCCTCAAGAGTCAGGAGGGAAGCCTTGAGTTCCAAACCTACGCCGGCATGGTGGCGAGCCGGCTGGCACAGAAGGGGTTGGTGCCCACGCAGCAGGCCACGGGCGCGGACTACGCAGTGTTCATTGCCTACGCGATTGACGAGGGTAGAACGAGCGTGTCATCGGCCCCAGTTTTTGGCCAGACAGGTGGTGGGACGACAACCACAACGTCAGGCTACGTTGGGCGTACGCCGGTATATGGCTCCTCTTATACGGCGCCTACGTACGGGATTACCGGATATGTGCCTGTCGAAGATACAGTTTATGGCCGCGCAGTGAAGATCGTCATTCTTGACGCGAAGCGTACTGTCGCAGAGGGCAAGAACGTCGTGGTTTATGAGGCGACGGCAGCCAGCACCGGATCCAGCGGCAACCTCAACATGGTGATGGCACCCATTCTAGATGCAGTTTTTGAGGATTGGCCTGGAAAAAGCGGCTCAACGCAGCGTCGCGTAAAGCCAATGTAGAATTTGCCAAGGTTTACCGACCCAAGCGCTTAAGGTAGCGCTGCAAGACGAAAACGGCCTTTTCCTCTTCCGGACTCATCTTCTCGGGGTCGTAAATTTCCTTGGTCAGCACGTCGTAGAGCCGATGGGGGGCCGCGGGAGCGGCGGCCTGTGACTCGGCAAATCCGTGGCCTGAGAAATTGACCGTATCTGGAGGGGACTTGCCGGTCTGCAGAAACTGCGCGGTCGTTCCTAGTGCGGTGGCAATCTCGATGATTGCGCGAGGCGACGTGACAATCCCATTTTCCACATTGGCCACGCTCTGCTGTGAAAGCTTTCGGCCGAGTCGAGTTACTGCTGCGGCCAACTCTTCTTGGGAGAGGCTTCTTGCCTCACGCAGCTCTCTAATACGCTGAGCTATCGACATTTGGGTAGGATGCCACAAAGCGCCCACCCATTTCTTGGTTGACCGAATACCCATTTATGGGTACGCTCAGCACTCATGGACACCACCCCCCTCCGCAAAGCATGCAAGATCGCCGGCGGTCAGGCCGCTCTCGGCCGCCTGATCGGCCGCAACCAGAGCACCATTTGGAATTGGCTGCAGAACGGCATCCCGTCTGACGATTGCCCCGCGGTTGAGAAAGCCGTGAAAGGCGAAATCACCCGTTACGATCTTCGTCCCGATGTCTTCGGCCCACCTCCCTCCAAGCAGGGAGAGGCGGCATGAGCGCCCATTCAATTCTTCTCGTCGCTTGCCGGTGGCTGCGCCAGAAGTTCGAGCTTCTGGACCGCTTCCTTGAGCATTGGGAGCGAGGCCAACGGAAACCGAAGGCTAGCCGCAACTTGGCGTCCGTTGATGGATCGTCCGTCTGCGGTGCCGGTATGCATGGTGTATTCGAGCGTCACGTTGCACATGCCGAGATACAGGCCCTGTGTCGTAACGACATCGAAGTATACGAGCGGGGCATTGCCGGCGCGCAGCAGGGTTATTTCCCTCTCCAGATCAACTACAGGGGGCAAAGTTTCGTCGGCCATAGGTACCTCGATGGTTGTGCAAACCAGCAACATTATCGGGCGCTTCCGCCATCTGCCAACCGCGGAGCTACCGCCTGATGCGCCCCGCAGACGCCACGCCTGACGAGAAAGAGCCCGTGAAGCCGTGGCGTCCTCTCAGCGATGAGCATCGCGCGAAGATTTCCGCCGCCAGAAAGCGTCAAACCCGCCCACAGCGCATTGGTGGCGTCGTCGCGTCTTGGGTCCTCGACGAAGAATTTGACGAGTTGGAGGGCTGAATGCGCCCGCACGACGCCACAGGCTTGGTCGAGTTCTACGCGGAGAAGCGCCGGAAGTACGACGGGCTCGCCTACAAGGCACCCGTAATCGTGGCCCCCGAGCCGATCCGCATAAAGCTGGTGGATGACGCCGAGCGAACGAAGCTCATCGGCCAGATCGAGCGCCTGAAGGCCGATCTTTCGGCCGCCGTGGCGGAGAACCTGAAGCTGCAGGAGATGGTGGCCGGGTTCAGGCCCCACAATGTGCCGACCTCGCGAGCGCCGATAGCCATCCTCGCGGTTCAGACCGCTTTCTGCGAGACCATGATTTCCATCGGGCGCGCGGTCGATGACGGTTCCTCGTGGACACTTGAGCATTTGAAGGCCCCCCGGCGCGCCGCCGATCTGGCACGCCCCCGGCATGTCTGCATGTGGCTGTGCCGGAAGATTTGCACGACGGCCTCGCTGCCTCAGATCGGGCGTGCGTTCGGCGGTCGCGACCACACGACGGCACAGAACGGCATCCGCCGCGCGCCCGTGCACATGGCGGGCGATGCGGACCTGCACATGGCCGCGCTCACGATCCTCAAGCGGTTCGACTGCGTTGCCGATTTGGAATCGGGAGGGACGCCATGACAGGCGTGGGACTTCGACGCCCCTCCCGCGTGACCGGCGGGAGCCAAGGACGCGATCTCCATGAGTCCGAAAATGCTGCATTCAGGGAAAGAATACTCGCGAAGGTCATCCCGGAGCCAAACTCTGGCTGTTGGCTTTGGCTGGGAACCACCAGTGGGCACGGATATGCCCAGCTCAGCGTAAATGGCGAAATGACGCTGGCCTACAGGCTGACGCATCAGGCGTTCTTGGGCGCAATCCCAGAAGGGATGCTTCTCAACCGCAAATGCGGTGTTCGCCTGTGCCTGAACCCTGACCACATGCGCCTCGTCACCGAGGCTGAGCATTTGGCGGAGGCCAAGAAGAAAAGGCGCAGCCGCCCCAAGCCGCCACATCGTGATGAACTGGACTGGAACGCCCTGGCGGAGATGGTGCGAGAGCGTCTTCTTGCGCACTCCATGCCCGAGCCCAATAGTGGATGTTGGCTGTGGACTGGCTACGCTGACAAGGACGGGTATGGCTACACCAGGATAGCCACGCATAACTTCCGAGCGCACCGCGCCTCGTACATCGTGTTTCGCGGCGATATCCCGGAGGGCATGCGCGCTTGTCACAAGTGTGACAACGCCGGTTGCATCAACCCCGATCATATTTTCCTCGGAACAGATGCAGACAACATTGCGGACAAAATCCGCAAAGGACGGCATCGCGGCGGGGGGAACGCCGCCGGAAACGCGAAGCTCAATGCATCGGAAGTTCTGAGAATTCGGACGGAGTCAGGCACGCATCGCGACATTGGCGATAAGTACGGCGTCAAGGAGTCCACCGTTAGCCTGATAAAGCGCGGCAAGACTTGGCGACACCTGTTGGGGGCAGCCCAATGACCAGTTCCTCCACCGCGCATCCAGGCATCGTCTCGTTGCCCGGCTCTCGATCCGTTTTCGCTGCGCTCCCCGACCCCCTCGACACGCGCAGCCCCACCGGCGAGCTGCTGGGGACAATCGACGGCGATTGGTCGGTGGAGAAGCGGCTGCACCGGCAGTTTCACCGAGCGCGAATCAGCCACCCGCGAGTTCCAGAGCTATTTGCCTATTCGATCATTGGCGGCGCGATTGAGGCTTTGATAGCCGCGCAGCCCGAGTGGGAGGACCTGACGGCCATTCCATGGCCAACGCGCACCTTCAACAACGCAGCCATGGATGCGCTTGTCGTCGAGATGACGATGAAGCGCCTGTTGAGGGGGCGCCAGTGACCGACGACCGATTGCAGGCGTTTGTTGACCGCATCGAGAACGTCGAGGGTGAGCAGCGCGACTTGGGTAAGGACAAGCGCGAAATATACGGCGAGGTGAAGGAGGCCGGTTACAACACCAAGGCCTTGCGCAAGATCATCGCCGCGCGCCGCCAGAAAGATCGGGAAGAGATCGAGGAGGCGATGGACGGATATCGCGTCGCCCTCGGTATGGCGGGCGCGGCTGTCCGCGGCGGTATGAGCCTGGACGATGCGCAGGTCGAGCATGGGTTTAGCCGATCTGCCATCCATCGAGAATCCCAGAGGCAAGAAACGTTGTCAGTGGGACGGACCATGGTTGCCGATGACCTTGGCGAATGGCTCCCCACGCATGACCCCAATACCGGCGAACTGCCTCGCGAGATGTGTGGCGACGATCTTGGCGACTACGCGTTGATCAAGCCTCGCGTCCGTGCCGAGCGCCCCAAGAGGGTCGAGGAGGATTTCGGAGAGAAGGTTCGCCAGATGATTGCGGATGCCGGCCTCAAGCCCCGGACGGAACGCGACAAGTTCATCTCCGACGATGAAGCCATGCAGGCCTTGGAGGAATCCATTTCCCTCCGCGCCAATAGAAACGAAGGGGTGAGGGCGTGAGGTCGCTTTTGCGCAAGCGCGCGCGGGAGAAGGCGCTGATCTACGGCGTAGATCGAACGAACTACGTGCGGCCCAAACGCAAGCGCTCCCCGCGTAAGCTGGAGCCTCAAGAGGTCATTGAGCGCTTGAAGAAGCGGACAGTCGGGGATTGCCCATGACCCGTCGCACGGAACAGCGCAGAGCCGAGCGCGAAGTACAGAAGCTGGCTGATCGCCTTCAGTCGCTGATAGAGCGCCGCCGGTATGTCCCGCACTCGCTGATGCAGAAGCTGAAGGCGGCCCGCCTGCATGCTCTTCAGGTCGGTCCCAAGCGCTCATTGCCCCCGCCCGTCCACCATGGGGGAGGGCGGTAGATGGCCCGGCAACGTCCCGAGCAAGCCTTGCAGATCCAGGTGGCGCGGTTCCTGTCGGTCGCGTTGAAGCCGCCTGTCGTCTGGTCCGCGATCGGTCACGGCGGCGGCGGCCGGGTGCGCGGCGCGCAGCTCAAGGCCATGGGCCTTCGCAAGGGAATGCCCGACTTCATCATCATCGCGCCCGGGTGCGACGGCTACATGGGCGAACTGACGCCGCTTGCGATAGGGCTGGAACTCAAATCGCCCGCGGGCCGCCAATCGGCCGAACAGAGGGCACTCCAGGCCAAATGGGAGGAGTGCGGCGGCAAATTCGCCGTCGTTCGGTCTCTTGATGAGGTGGCGAGCTTTCTCAGCGGCACAGGCGTCCCCTTGCATGCCTCTTTGTCCTCCCCTCCGGTGAGGGAGAAGGTGGCGTGAGTAGTGATTCGCTGACGCCTCGCGACGATAGGCCTGTGCCTCGCAAGTCGACGGCATATCAGCGTCGCCACAAGCACGGAAAGGGCACCCCGCTCTACAAGGACGTGGAGAACGGACCACGCCGGATCTGCGTCACGCTCGACAGCGACGGATTCCGACGCATGGCGTGGCTCGCCAAGAAGCGGGGCGTGCCAATGAACACCGTCCTTCAGGATGCGGTGTACGCCTATTGCCTGCCGATTGCGGCAGATGCCGATGCGGAGGCAGGGCACTCATGAGTAGCTGGGAAGCTCTTGGCCGTTCTGACGAGTGGTACACGCCGAAGTACATCTTCGATGCGCTGGGGTGTCGGTTCGATCTGGATGTAGCGGCGCCGGAGGGCGGCGGCCCCCATGTGCCTGCCGATTGGTGGCTCTTCGCCAATGGCCTCGAGCATCAATGGCATGGCTTCGTCTGGATGAACCCACCATTTGGCGGTCGCAACGGCCTCGTGCCGTGGCTCGACAAGTTCTTTCAGCACGGAAACGGGATCGCCCTCGTTCCAGACCGGACCAGCGCACCATGGTTTCAGGATGCTGCGGATAAGGCAAATGCGCTGCTGTTCCTGTCGCCCAAGGTGAAATTCGAGCGGCCTGATGGCTCAGTCGGCCGTTCTCCCGGCTGCGGGACTGCGTTGCTTTCCGCCGGCGCCCGAGGCCGCGCGTCGCTTCTGCGGGCTACGGCGCTGGGCTTCATTGCCCTGCCCAACAAAGTCGGCAAGTTCGATCAGGAGGAGGCTGCATAGATGGCCCAGCCGCAGCGCCGCGCCGAGTTCTTTGTCCGCCCCGATGGTGTATGCATCCCCAAGGCGCCGCCCCTGAAGGAGCGCGAGCGGTACGAGTATTTCAATGCCAGCGACAAGGTTTGCGCGCTTTGTGGCGTTCAGGTCGCACGGCTAGGGGTGAATGTCTGCCCGTTCATGAAAGAGCGCCATGGGCAGATCGACCACATCTTGGCTCGCTCTCGCGGCGGCCAGAACGATAATTCAAACCTGCGTCTGCTCTGCGTGTCCTGCAACGCGAGCAAGGGGGCGAAGTAGCCATGGCCGAGATGCCCTTCTTCCCGCTCGCTACGGACGCTTTTCTGGCCGACACGGACCATTTGAGCGACGCGGAGGTGGGCAGGTACGTCCGGCTGCTCATTGCCCTCTGGCGGGCTCCGCAGCAGCGTTTGCCGAACGACGATGCGTGGCTTGCACGGAAGTTCAAACGGAGCGCAGAGGAGATCGTTGCCGACTTCCGTCCGCTGATCGTCGAGTTCTGCCAGTGCGACGGAAACTGGATCACGCAGAAGAGAATTTCCAAGGAGTATAAGCGTGCGACGAAGGCGGTTAATCAGCGACGCGATGCCGCTAACGCACGGTGGTTAAAGGAAAAAGAGAAAAGCGAGCGCAATGCGGCCTCGTATGGCTCCCGCAATGCACCCACACTCATACCCACACCTATACAATCTTCTTCATCAGATATCAGTACTGATCCCGCGAGCAGCGCTGCGCTACGCCGAAACGGCTCCGCGCCGCTCGCGAAGCCCCCCAGCATGAAAGAGCGCATGGCCATTCTGGCGGACGCCAGCCGACGCAAGGCCATGGGTAACGCATGAAGCGCATCCCAACCGACAACTGACGAGGAGGGAGAGATGGTCGACGAATCGAGTGCGAGTCGGATCGCCGCCGCTTTGGAGCGCTTGGCAAAGGCCGTCGAGGGGTTCGTCCAGGCATTGAGTAAGGCGCCCGCCCATGAGGGCTTGGATCCCAATACCTGCGAAGTCTGCAGGATCAACTTCGGCAGCGGTCCCGTCGGCTACTACTGCCCTAGACAGCACTGCCCAAAGCGAGGTGTGGCGGCATGACAGCACGTGACGCTCACCGCGAGGGCGAAGCCGAACCAAGGAGTCCAAGGCATGGATGAGCTGATAGAGCACGGCGCCCGACAAATGTTCGAGGCATGGGTGAAGCGGATCGACCCAGCCAGAACCCAACTGGAGGAGGAAGAGTCCGTCTGGGAAAGCCAAGACGATCAGTGCAAGACCTTGTGGCGCACTGACTTTCTCTCCGCCCTCCGCGCCATTGAAGCCAGCGGCAAGTACAGGGTGGTGCCTGTGTGGCCCACTGACGAGTGGCTAGGAATCCATCCGTTAATGGACGCCATTGTCGCGCAGACATACCGCGATTCATGGAAGGCGTGGCTAGACCGCCTCGCCGCATCACCGAAGGTGCCGACATGAGTGAAGATGACGTCGAAATCTCCGTAACGGAGGCTGGCGGCTATCGCGAACGACACTGTGCTGAATGCAATGGCCGCCTTGAGGCCCACATCGACTACCTGACGGACCGCTACCGCGTGACGCTGCCGTCCCGGTGCCCAACCAAGGACGCCTGCGAGGAATCCATGGTCGGATCGCAGATCGTGAGGCACCGCCCATGACCGCCCCGATGATTACCGCGGCAACTCCCGCAGCAGGGCCTTCAGCAGGTCTATCCGCTCGTGGATATCGGAGCGCAGTTCGGCGGCGAGTTCCGGCGGTGGCGGCGGGTTCCCGGCATCCCAATACCGGATCATCCGGCCCGATTTCCCGCGCTTACGGGCCATCTCGGTCTGCCAGCGCGGCCCGTACATCGCCTCTCCGATGCGGCGAAGGAGGGCGGGGGGTAGGTCAGTCATCCCGAGTAAGGTCCGATGGATCAGGGGCGTTCTCTTCGTCGTGGTGGGCGCACCAATCCGGGTCGTTCGGATCCCGCCATTCGCGAGACTTGCGGCGCAGTTCCTCGGCCCGGCGGGCCGCGTCGCCCTTGGGGACGTCACCGCGAGCAATCGACGTCATGTTATCCCTCCATCGTGCCGGTTTGGATCAGGCTGGCCAGAATAGCGACAGACTGGGGCGACGCCATGGTCTCGAATGCCTCGGACGAGAGGACGAACGTCACGTCGTCGCGGGCGTGCAGGCTGCGAATGGCCGGAGATGTGACCGTCAATTCGCCGGCGCCTTCGCTGATCTGCACGCCGATCCGCTTCGCCGGGTCGACGCCCATCGAACCGGCGTTGAAGGCGGAATGGTTGGAGACGCGCAGGTCCTCACCCGCCGGCCCCACCGCGTAGAGCGACCACTTGGACCCGCCCTGCGAACGATACCCGAGGGCGGCGACGAGCGCCTCCATGACCTCGCGCACAACCTGCTTCTCTCGCTTATCCGTGTCCGAAGCATGGAGATCGGCAGAGGGGGCGTCTCCTACCGGCCATTCGACCGAAGCGTAACCGTAGGTGTCGACCAGCATTTTTGGCTCCATGTTCATTTCCTAAATATAGGAAATGTTCACAAGAAGATCAACAGCAGTCGGCGCAACTTTCTTGCGAATTTCAGGAGGCTCCCATGACCACCCCCGCTTCCCCTAGGGGTGAGGATAGCGTGCTGACGCCTCGCTCTGTCGATGCCCGTTCATTCAAAATCGACGGCACGCCATGGCCTCGGCCGGGCGATCTGATGCTGTTCACGAATGCTGGCGGCTACGATCACGAGCAGAAGGAAGCCGCCGGGCTGTTCTCGGAATGGACGCTCTACCGCGTCAAGGACATCCGCATCGGCAGCTATGACCACCGGATCGAGTTCAAGCACCTGCCGGGCCGCTGGTTCAACGGCGTGATGTTCCAACTGATTGTGGAGCTGCCTGATCCACGAGGCGTCAGCGAACACACCCCCACTGAGGGAGACAGGACATGAGCGGAGAGAACGAAGCCCTGAAGCCCTGTCGCTCATACATGCGTGAGCGGTCCTTCTGCCGGGATGGCTTTATGCAGTGGTCCAATACGTGTTGGGGAGCGCCAAACGGCAACATACCGATGTGCTGCAAGGAGGACGATTGCGCGCATCACTTTGCGCAAACTGGCGGCAAGCCACCTGATCATTTGATCGTCGCAGCCCTTCCCACCGACACGAAAGGCGGCGGGACATGAGCCTCACCTGTGAAGAGCAGATGGCGATCATGCGTCACGTCGAGGAGGACGTGAAACTGGGTCGCCGCTGCCAATCCTGCCTTCGCTGGAGGGATCGGCCGACGCTGGACGTCGATTGCGATGCCTGCCGAGCGGAAGACGCCGAATGGCTTTCACCACTCCCCGATATGCGAGGCGACCTGACATGACCGACGACGACGCCGTTCCATGGACCTCAATGGAGGAGGCGTGGCTGACGCCTCAGAACACGCGCCAGCAAGACAGGCTCGCCGCCATGGACAGGGGTTACCGAATCGCATTCGAGCGCGACATTCTCCCCCATATCCCGCAGCCCCAATGCACGTGGACATTCTCATGAACACCATCGGCCGCTTCTTCGAGAACAAGGAAAAGCGCTACCCGGCCGCGCCGGACTGGTCAGGCAAGATCACCATCACTGAGCCGTTCCTGAAGTCGCTCGGTGATGCCTACCGCGCGTGGGTTGCCGCCGGCCGGCCCGAGCCCTTCGAGATGGTCATCGAGGGCCGGTGGAAGCGCAACGAAAACCTCTCGTGGCTCAATCTCACGGTCATCCCGCCGAAGGTGCAGCCATGAGCAAGCCCTTCTGGGAGGCGCGTGGGGCCAACCTCGTCTGCGACGGCCGCACGATGGTCTATCTGATGCGCGTGCAGCGTCTACCGCTACCTGACGCGAAGAAGCTGTGCGCGAGGATCGCCGCCGCGCTTAACGAGGCGGAAGGTCGCGTTGCAGTACGAGATGGGTGCGAAGCGCAGCGGAGCGAACACAAATGAACGGCCATAAGTGGACCCCCTCACACACCGAGACCCTCATCAGGATGAACGCGGTCGGCTGCACAGACCGGGATATCGCCAAAGCCATGGGCAGAACGGTGCAGGTCATCCAGCGTCGCCGGGCCGACTTGGGCCTGCCCCCGAGCCACGAAGTCAGGTACGGCACCTGGGGCGAGCTTCCCCGCTGCGCCGCCAAGCGCATCGAGACGCTTCGCGGTAGGGTGGCCGCATGAAGCGCGAAAAGCCTTGACTTCCTAAGTTGTAACTGGAGCACATGAACAACCGTTAAACCTCAAGAGGTTAGCGGTTTGCCTAAGGCCCCTCGCGGTCCGTACATCGATAAGCCTTTCCGAGACGCATTGCGGCTTGCCGTGAAGCGGACGGGCGATGCTGACGTGAAGGGCAAGACCAAGCTCGACAAGATTGCGATTGCGCTCGTTGGCCAAGCCATTCTTGGCGATGTCCCGGCCATCAAAGAGATTGGCGACCGTCTGGACGGCAAGGTTGCTCAGGCGCTTGAGCACAAGGGACATGATGGCGGCGCGCTGGTGGTGACATGGCAGCCGCCGTCGTAATTCCGTACAGCCCCCGATTGGCGTTCATGCCGTATCACGAGACGGCCAAGCGCTGGCGCGTAATCGTAGCCCACCGGCGTGCTGGCAAGACCGTAGCGACGATCAACAACCTGATCCGGTCGGCCCTGACGTGCCCGCTCCCCGAGCCCCGCACGGCCTACATCGCGCCGCTCTACAAGCAGGCCAAGGATGTGGCGTGGTCCTACCTGAAGCGCTTCGCCCTGGTGATCCCCGGCGCCGAGCCCAACGAATCGGAACTGCGCGTCGACCTCCCCAACGGAGGCCGTGTTCGTCTTTACGGCGCCGACAACCCCGATGGCATGCGCGGGATCTATCTGGACGACTGCGTGCTCGACGAGGCGGCCGACATGCGCCCCCGCGTGCTGCCTGAGATCATCCGGCCGGCCCTGTCGGATCGCAAGGGTCGCCTGACGGCCATCGGCACGCCGCGCGGCCACAACGACTTCTACGACCTCTGGCAGACCTCGCAGAGCAATCCTGAGGACTGGTACGGCGTCATGCTCCGGGCCAGCGAGACGGGGCTCGTGGACGATGAGGAGCTTCGCTCGGCCCGTCAAATGATGACGCCCGAGCAGTACGAGCAGGAGTATGAGTGCAGCTTTGAGGCGGCTATCCACGGCGCCTATTGGGGCCGTGAGATGGCGGCAGCCGAGGCCACCGGCCGTGTGTGCGAGGTGGGCGTCGATCCCGAGCAGCCCGTCTGGACGGCATGGGACATTGGCGTAAAGGACGCGACCGCGATCTGGTTCTATCAGCCCCTCGCGGGCGGCCTGAACGTCGTGGACTACTACGAGGCATCGGGCGTCGGCGTGGACCACTACCACGACGTGCTGCGCTCCAAGGCGCAGGAGGGCGGCTACAAGATCGGCCACTGCCTGGTGCCTCATGACGCGAAGGTCAAAGAGTGGGGCTCCGGCCGCACGCGCATTGAGCAGATGCTGGGGCTGGGGCTGAGCCCGTGGGTCGTGCCGGACCACCGCGTTATGGACGGCATCAACGCCGCCCGTCTGACCATCCCGGCCGCCCGCTTCGACCGCGCCAAGTGCGCTGACGGCATCGAGGCCCTGAAGCAGTACCGCGCCGAGTTCGACGAAGAGCGCAAGGTGCTGAAGCCGACGCCGTTACATGACTGGACGAGCCATGGCGCCGATGCCTTCCGCTACCTGTCGATGGGCTGGCAGGTTGCGCGGCAGGAGCTTCCGACGCCTTCCAAGACCGATTTCTACATCGGCACGGCCGAGGGGACGATTCAGTCCAATCTCTCCATCAAAGAGATGATCGACCGGCAGGCCAAGCGCCGGAAGGAGCGGGGGCTGTGAACGAGGACGCCAACAACGTCACGTCGGCCGACACCGGCACGGTCGACACGCTCCAGAAGAGCATCAAGAACCCCAAGGACTGGCACAAGTATTGGCTGGCCGCGATTCAGCTTGCGGACAAGACGGAGAAGGATTGGCGCGAGGACGCCAAGGTCGCCATCCGTCAATTCCGGTCCGACAAGGACACGTACCGCACGGGCCGCTTCAACATCCTCTACGCCAACATGCAGACGATCTGCCCGGCTATCTACAATAGCTGGCCGGAAGCGGACGTCAGGGCGCGCTTTGGCGAGGCCATGCCGGTGGAGATGCCGCCGGTCGACCAGAACAACCCGCAGGCCGTGGAAATGGCCAAGGCGGCCACGGCCGCCGAGCAGGCGAAGGCCGATGCGCTCAACAAGGACCGCTCCAACGTGAGCCAGTCCATCGAGCGCGGGATTTCCGTACAGGCTGACCTCTACGACTACGACGACGCCCTGAGAGCCGCGAATCAGGATCGCGAACTGCTGGGCCGCGCCATCACCCGCGTGCGGGTCAACCTCGTCCAGCAGGAGCCCACGACCGACCAGGAGACGGGCAACCAGATCCCCGGCGCCGTCGTCTCCAAGCATGTGACGTGGGAGCCGGTGCAGTGGGACCAGTTCAGGCTAGGACCTGCCAAGCAGTGGGCGGACACGCCGTGGATTGCCTTCGGCTGGCCGATGACGCGCGACGAACTGGAGGGCATCAACGACAAGCTGGCATGGAAGGTCAAACTGGACCTCACCGTCGAAGGCCAGCCCGACAAGGACGCCCAGACGCCCGACATGTTCAAGCGGGCCATGGTCTGGGAAATCTGGGACCGCACGGAACGTAAGGTCTACTGGCTGGCCGAGAGCTACGACCAGGGGCCGCTTAAGGTCGAAGACGACCCGTACAAGCTGCGGCAGTTCTTCCCGATCCCCAAGCCGCTGGTCGCCATCCGGACGACTGACACGCAGGTTCCGATCTGCCCCTTCAGCGTGTGGCAGGCCCAGCAGACGGAGATGGACAGCCTGACGCGCCGCATCGGCGCGCTGATCTCGGTCATCCGGTGGCGTGGCGTTTACGACGGTGCTTTCGAGGCGGCCGTCAACGCCATGAAGAACCTGGACGAGGGCGAGCTTGCGCCCGCGCCCCAGTCGGCCCGTGCGCTGGTCGAGGGGGACATCGCCAAAGCCTTCTGGCTGATGCCCATCAAGGAGGCCATCGAGACGCTGAAGCAGCTCTACGAATCACGCGAGCTGTGCAAGCAGGTGATCTACGAGCTGACGGGCGTTGCCGACATTCTCCGCGGGGCCAGCGAGGCCAGCGAGACGGCGACGGCCCAGCAGCTCAAGGCGCAGTGGGGCAGCCTCCGGCTTCAGGACGCGCAGCGCGCTATTCAGGTGCATGCCCGCGACCTGATGCGGCTCACGGCCGACCTGATGGGCCTGCATTTCACGACGGAAGAGATGTACGCCATGACGGGCATCCAGCTCACGCCGTCGCAGGAGAAGTTGTTCCGCACGGACATCGCCCGCGAGTTCAATCTGGACATCGAGACGGACGGCACGATCAAGGCCGACCTATCGAGGGCTCAGGAGAACGTGGGCGGCTTCGTCACCGGATTGGGTGGGTATTTCGAGGCCGTGGGGCCCGCCGTTCAGGCTCGCTACATGACGCCCGTGGAGGCCGTGGGACTGGCCCGCACCTTCGCCCGCAACTTCAAGCTGGGCAGGCAGGCCGACCACATTCTGGACGAGTGGCAGAAGCGGCTTGAGGCAGAGGCCAAGCAGCCGCCGCCGCCGCCGCCGCCCGATCCGAAGGTGCAGGCGGCACAGATCAAGGCTCAGGCCGACGCGCAGGCCGCACAGGCCGAAGTCGCCAGCGTGCAGATGAAGGCCGGCATCGACCAGCAGATGATGCAGATGGAAGGCGCGCAGAAGGAGCGCGAATTCCAGATGGATATGACGCGGATGGACCGTGAGGACCAGCGCGACGCCCAGCAGCACGCCATGCAGATGCAGACCGCACAGCAGGACCAGGCGCTCAAGGAGCGGGATCAGGCCATCCAGGAGCGCCAGCTTCAGCAGAACGCCGCCGCCGCAGAGCACGGACACGGTCTCAAGATGGAAGTGATGGACGCGCAGGCGAAGGCCAAACGGGCCGCCGCCAACGCCAAACCCAAGGGTAATGGAGCGGCCAAATGAGCATGACGAACGTCAAGCGGGAGTCCTTCGCAGGCTGGAACCGCGAGCGCTTCATCGAGCTTCACCACCACCTCATCAGCCCATGGGCCTACTCGGCGGATGAGATCAAGAAGCGCGACGCCATCCTGTTGCGGCGCGGGTGGGATCGCGTGGCCACATGATCCAGCGCTATCGCCTCGCCCCTGACGGCACATGGCTCGACAAAGCCACAGGCCTGCCCATGGAGACGCAGGAAGGCGTCTTCGCTCCGATCATGCAGCGCGACATGGCCGCCTATGTGAGCCCCGTCACCGGCAAGCCTGTGGATGGCCGCCGCGCGCGCCGGGAGGACCTGAAGCGCTCGAACAGCCGCGAGGTCGATCCGAGCGAGTGGAAGCCGACCTACGAGAACAAGAAGTACGCCGAAGCCAACAAGGGCGAGTGGGAGCCGCGCAAGACCGTCGACCTGGGCAGCGGCTACTACCGGCCGGGGAGTGCGTGATGGGAGTGCCGGTCATTCGCATCAACGCGGGGGCGTCAGGGGATGAAGCGCTCGCGCAGGTCATCGCTCACATGGTCGCGCGCGGTTGGTTCACGGTGGAGGGGACTGCAACCATCGTTGAACGCATCAATCGACACGCTGAAACACTCCGCATATTGCCTAACCACACATCCGGTGATACCGTATGAGCGACGAGATTCAGCAGCCAGTTGTCGAGGCCCCGAGCGCTCCCGCAGTAGAAGCGCCCTCAGTTCCGGCACAAGTCGAAAGCCCGCAGTCGCTCGACGACACGCTGGCCAAGACGATGGCAGAGATAAAAGCCCGTCGCCCCGAGCAGGGGGCAGACGGTAAGTTCATTGCGAAGGCTGGCGCGACACCCGCGACGCCCGAGCTACAGGTTCCCGGCAGCCCCGAGGCTGCGACGCCCGAACCGGCATTGCCGGCCATCGAAGCGCCCCAGTCGTTGCCGGACGACGTGAAGAAGGTGTGGTCTACGCTTCCACGCTCCGTTCAGGAGACCTGGAGTCGGCGCGAAGGCGAGACGCACGCAAAGATCACGGCGGATGGGGAGCGGCTCAAGTCTCTCGGCGCATTCGAGGAACTCAGCACTTCCGTTCAGGATCGCTTGAAGCAGGTCAACGCACCGGCCCCGGAATACTTCCGGCGTCTGGCGGCAGCGGATCAGCTCCTTGTCCAGAACGGCCCGGCTGGGCTCCGACAGATCGCGCAGCTTTACGGGATCGACCCACGAGTCGCTTTCGGCGTCGGCCAGCCCGGTCAGGGGCAGCCGGCAGACCCCCATTTCAGCGCGCTCGTTCAGGAAGTGAGCGCCCTCAAATCCCAGATCGCGGATCAGCAGGAAATCGCAAGGAAGCAGAGCCTTACCCAGGCCGAAGCGAAGATCGAGGCGTTCAAGAAGAACGCCCCGCACTTCGACAAGGTCGAGGCGACGATGACGACACTCTACCGGGACAACCCGAGTCTGTCGTTGGAACAGCTCTACGACATGGCGGTCAACGCTAATCCCGAGACTCGCAAGATCCTCGCGGACGAACAGGCGGCCAAGGCGAAAGCCGAAGCCGACGAAAAGCAGAAGCAGGATCAGGCAGCGGCGGCCAAGCTCGCCACGCTCGCCCGCAAGCCGGGCAGCGTGGGGACGGTCGCCAAGGCCGGCGGCAGTTGGGAAGACACGATGGGCGCAACGTTCAGGAATATCAGGGCGCGCGGCTAAGGAACCGCAGCAATGGCTTCTCCCAGTGCAGTCTTCACGGAGTTGGTCACTTCGACCCTCCGTAACCACCCGTCCGAAATCGCCGACAACGTCAGCCAGAACAACGCCCTGTGGCGCTACCTCAAGCGCAAGGGCAAGATCGACCTTGAGGACGGCGGCTACGAGATCGTCCGAAACCTCGACTACGCCAACAACCAGACGTACCAGCGCTATTCGGGCTTCGACACGCTGAATATCGGCGCGTCGGACGTCCTGACGGCGGCCGCGTATCCATGGATGCAGGCGGCGGTCAACGTCACCGCGTCCGGTCGCGAACTCCGCATGAACAGCGGCGACAACGCGATCTTCAACCTGTCGAAGG